TTTATGGAGGCATTTAAAGGTTCGGATCTTGCTCATGGGCAAACAACAATAGGAAACAAAAGGCGTAACGGAAAGACGGACGCAAAAAGTTTTATTGTTAAGCAGCCCTTGACTAAAGAATTGATTGAAGAGCATCTCAAGGGAGAGAAGGGTGTTGGATCTATCCCGATTAATGCTAATAACATGTGCAACTTTGGTGTTCTGGATATCGATACATATCCAATAGATCATAAGGAGATCTATAAGAAGTGTCGCAGTTATAAGTTACCTTTGGTGGTTTGCCGATCAAAGTCTGGGGGAGCACATTTGTTTTTGTTTATGAAGACCGAGACAAGTGCTACAGAAATTAGAGATTATCTTGGAGAGATTTCAGCTGCTCTTGGCTACTCAGGGTGTGAGATATTCCCGAAACAAGATCAGATATTAGCTGACCGAGGCGATGTAGGTAATTTTATTAATCTGCCATACTTCGATGCGAAGAACACTGTTAGATATGCAGTGGACCAGAATGGTGATGACCTGACAGTTGAACAGTTTCTTGATGAGGTGGACAGGAAACGCACGACTATAGCCCAACTTGAGAAGATAGATTTTGGTACACAGAGGCAACAATATGCAGATGCCCCACCATGCCTACAGATGTTTCTGACCATGGGCATACCAGAAGGCACGAGGAACAAGGTTATGTTTAACTGTGCAATGTATTTAAAAAGAAAGTTCCCCGATTCATGGAAACAGAAGCACGAGGAATTAAACCAGAAACATTGTTTGCCACCTTTACCGGCCACAGAGATTGTTAACTTGCAGAAGCAACTTGATAAGAAAGAGTATTTCTATACATGCAAAGAGGAACCTATGGCTAGTCACTGCAATAAGTCTATATGTAAGTCTAGAACATATGGAGTTGGTGACTCTGAGAACATCCCCAAGATCGGGGGCTTAACTATATTGTTGTCTGAGCCACGTCTCTTTTTTCTAGATGTCGATGGTCAGAGGTTAGAGCTTACGACAGAACAGTTACAGATGCCTCTTCATTTTCAGAGAGCCTGCATGGAACAAATCAATCGTATGCCTCCCATACCAAAATCTACGGAATGGCAACCGATGATAGGAAAGTTGTTAAACACTGCAACACGAGTGGAGGTTTCTGAAGAACTTACGAGTGCTGGCCAGTTTAAAGAACTGCTAGAGACCTTTTGTGTTAGCCGTATTCGTGCAAAGTTCCCCGAAGAAATAGAGATGGGTAAGCCGTGGACAGAGGACGGATACACATATTTCACAATGAAAGGATTGCAGGAGTTTTTAAGGCAGAGAAATTTTACCTTGTTTAATAGACCACAAATTCAGCAGAGACTGAAGGAACTAAACAACAATGAGGGTTGTCATGGAATATACAAGGTGAAGGCTGAGAGTGGTAAATGGAAAAACATCAGAGTGTGGTGGGTTCCAGAGTTTCAATCAACTGAGGTAGAGATACCTCCATTAAAAGAAAAGGAGAGTGAAGACGATGTCCCATTCTAAAGAATGGCGAGATCAAAGGTATGTGAAGATTGGAGAACTTGCCGACAAGTTCGGTGTCTCCAAGTCTACGATATACAAATGGGTTAACGAGAGAAGTTTTCCGAAACCCATTGTCTTTGGTGAAGCTAAGAAAAATACCACGGTGAGGTGGTTAGAGACAGATATTCAGGAATGGCTGGACACACGACCCAGAGATAAAGATGAGTGAGAGGCTTATCCTTGGTCCACCTGGTTGTGGGAAAACGCATAGACTGATCAATATTGTTAAAGAGCAAATTCAGGACGGAGTAAATCCCGAACGGATAGCGTTTGTTTCTTTCTCTAAGAAGTCCATAGAAGAAGCTAGACTAAGATCCTCAATGGAGTTGGAGTTGCCCCATGACAAAGTTCCGTGGTTCAGGACTCTACATTCGATTGGCTTTCGATGGTTAGGCATGAAGACTGAAGAGATTGTTAACCGATACGACTTTAACAAGATCGGGATACAACTGGGTATGGTGTTTGATAATGGCACGGCAGCCGCTATGACGGATGGCCTTCTGCCTGTATCTGCAAAGGAAGGGAACAAGTATCTAGAACTCATAGGACGTGCAAAGCTTCGTAAGATCAGCCTTGAAGAACAGTACAACGATTCTGGAAACTACAACATAAACTGGCCTATGCTTGTGAAAGTTGACGAGATATATGCTAAGTATAAGTCGGACAATATGAAGTATGACTTTACGGATATGATATCTTTGTTTGTCCAACAGGGCACTGCTCCTTCCTTAGATGTATTGATTGTGGATGAAGCACAAGATCTGACTCCTCTTCAATGGGATCAGGTGGACGTGCTGAGACAATCCGTTAGTAAGGTTTGGTATGCCGGAGATGATGATCAGGCAGTACACAGATGGATGGGTGTTGATGTAGGGTTGTTTATGGACGCATGTGATGATGTAGAGGTTCTGGATCAGAGCTATAGAGTTCCAAATGCAGCCCACGCATTGGCACAGAGAGTAGTGTCTAGAATAGTTGATAGGCATGAAAAGAGATGGAGACCAACGGATAAAGAGGGTTCTGTCACGTATCACAGGCATTGGTATGATGTGGACATAGACTATGGATCTTGGACTATCATGGCGAGAACCAATAGAATTATTCAAGACGTTGCTGATAGCCTTCGGGATAGCGGTTACTATTTCGAGAGGAATGGCCGTCCTAGCATAGACCCGATGTTACTCAAAGGCATAGATACTTGGGAGACACTGGCAGATGGCATCGCTGTTTCTATATTAGCCGTTAGAGATCTTTATAAGCTTGTTCCTAAAAGAGGAAGCAATGCCGTTGTGAAGTGGGGATCTTCGAAATCATTAGAGGGCATAGAAGAGGATACCATGCTTACTTACGATGATCTTGTACGGAACCACGGTATGTTGGCATCTAAGGACACCGATCCTATGTCTATCGTGAACATGTCATTAGAAGAACGGAGGTACATGAACTTGATACTGAAGCGAGGAGAGGATATAACTAAACCAAGGATTAGACTCTCTACCATTCATGCAATGAAAGGAGGAGAAGACGACAATGTCATGTTATTCACAGAGTCTGCGTATCCTTGCGTTGAATCAAAATTTCCAGATGACGAGCATAGGATTTTCTATACAGGCATAACAAGAACAAAAGAGAATCTCCACATCATAGAGTCTGGAGCAAAATATAGGTATGAACTATGACAGATAAAAAAGGCAGAAATAGAATACTTGAGGCAGCAGGAGAACATATTAACGGAGCGAGAGCCAAGGACTATGGTGATGCGTACGAAAACCATGACCGTATCGCCAAGATGTGGTCTATAGTACTTGAGAAAGATGTTACAGTAGAACAGGTCTACATGTGCATGATTGCAGTTAAGTTATCCCGATTGATGCAAACACCCTACCATGAAGATAGTGCAATAGATATCTGTGGGTATGGGGCACTACTCGGGGAGGCTGGTGATGGCAAAGGATAAGAGCACGTTAGATTTCTGGGAACGTCAGGACTATAACCTGATCGACACGGATTGGACGGCACCAGAGGTATTTCCTGATTTAACGAACTGTAAATACATGGCTATCGATCTGGAGACCTACGATCCAAACCTCACGACCCTCGGACCAGGGTGGACACGAGACGATGGATACATTGTTGGAGTGGCAGTAGCAGCTGGTGATTTTGAAGGATACTATCCTATCCGGCACGAACAGGGTGGTAATCTGTCCAAGAGACGAGTGCTAGAGTGGCTCAAGGCACAACTGGCAACTCCTCATATACCCAAGGTCATGCATAACGCAACTTACGATGCTGGGTGGTTAAAGGCTGAAGGGATCAAGCTTGAGGGTCGGATTATAGATACAATGGTTGCAGCACCATTGATCGATGAAAACAGATTTAGTTTTAGTCTTAACAATCTGGGCAGAGACTACATTAACATGTCCAAGAGTGAGAAAGCACTGAATGCAGCGGCTAAGAGTTTTGGTCTCGATCCTAAGAAAGACATGTGGCGATTGCCGTCCCGGTTTGTTGGAGCATATGCAGAGCAGGATGCTAGGATAACCCTACGTTTGTGGCAGACTTTTGAGAAGGAGCTACATAGCCAGGAGTTGATGACTATCTTTGACTTGGAGACCAGCCTTATACCTTTGATGCTTGAGATGCGATCTAAGGGTGTTCGGGTTAATCTGGATGGGGCTGAACAGGCTAAGACAAAACTTTTAAGAATGAAGAGAGATATTCTTGTAGATATCAAGAAGGATGTTGGATTTGACATAGAACCGTGGGCAGCGGTCAGTGTTGCGAAAGCTTTTAAGAAATTAAACGTACCATTTAATATGACGGCAAATGAAAAGAACCCTGTGCCCTCGTTTACAAAATCCTTTCTACAAGCTTGTACGCATCCAATAGCTGGCAAGGTCTTGAGACTTCGGGAACTCGACAAGGCACATAACACATTTATAGATAGTATACTGAAACATGCTCACAAGGGACGGATTCACTGCGAGTTCCACCAGTTGAGATCCGATGACGGTGGTACGGTGACCGGGAGGTTTTCTTCCTCGAACCCTAACCTTCAGCAGATACCAGCACGAGAGCCTGAAATTAAGTC